GCACGTTTTCCCATACGAACCACTGGGGTCTAAACCTGTCAAGAATTCCGCAATAGACGAGGGCGAGGTTCCCTCTTGGGTCTTCAAGTCCTTTGCGCAGTCCGGCAACGGAAAATGATTGGCAAGGCGTCCCTCCGACCAGAAGGTCAATTGAGTCAAGATCCCACTCCTTAAATTTAGTCATATCCCCAAGATTCGGGACGGTTGGATAATGGTGCGTAAGCACAGCAGACGGAAACTTCTCTATCTCAGAGTAAGCCGCCGCCTCCCAACCCAGAGGGTGCCACGCTACAGTAGCTGCTTCAATACCAGAACAAACGGATAAGTATTTCATTTTTGAGTTTTTATTTTAAATAATTCCCACAGCCCACAGTGCATCCTAGATACCCCAGCCTCCCAATCCTGCCAAGTCCTGCGGGTTGAATAGATGAGCGTAGCCGCCTCATGCTGGGTTAACCCTAGGGTATCCCTTGCCAACTTGATTTCATGGCCTTGTGGGGGCTGTACGAAGGCCGGAGGGGCATTTAGATTCATATCTGTCCCGTGTAGGTTAAGAAAAGCACCACAACTAGCGTCATGGTGCAGATCCAAGTAATGAAATTATCCATTATGCTTTTGGCGTAACTGTGATGACTGCGGAGGTCTTTGTGTACCGTGCAATCATGTCCATTGGAATCTTAGCCTCGTCAGCAAGTTTCTTCCACCCAACCGTTGAACGCTGGCTCAATGTAACGAGGACGCTATAGGTATTGCCCTTGTGTTCGCCTTCGCCGTACTTGTTTGCAATGTCATTCTTTGCGGCAACCAGCTTCTTTTCTAATTCTTTGATCTGCTTGTCCAGAGCTACCATTGCGTCGATGTCGGTTGTGATGATCGCTGTGTTCATGGTGTTTCTCCTATTCGCTGTTATCTGGTTCTTGTGAGCCAGTGATGTAATCATAAGCTCGGATGCCGTGTATCGTAAACAAATACTTTTTAATCGGCTTCCTCAAAGTGATAGTCGTTACCTAAAAGCATTTTGACGTCATCCAATAGGTCAGACTCATCGAATCCCCACTTCTTCGGGAACCCTTTGGTGCCTAGCCCATGAATGCCGGTGTTGCCTCGGTGGTGCTCAGGACACAAAGGCACGGCGTCGTAGTGGCTTGCCCTTTGCCCCAATCCTGTGCCCCGTCGTGGATGATGTATCTCTGCCGGGGTGCCCTCATAGCCCATGCGCCTGCAAACCATGCAACCTAAAGCAGCCACTTTGGATAGATGTGCCTTCTCAGCCTTATTCACCTAACACCCGATTAATCTCTCGCGTCAGATACCACTGAGCCTTTTGCAAGTCCTGTAACTTGTCATTTTTTTTACCTGCCCGACTGACATACTTTACAACATTACCCAAATGGTAATTAAGCTCTTTGGCTTCAATGAAATCAATTGTCTCGATGCCACCGTCCTTGTAGTGGTCGGGATGGTTTACTGGATCGCTCATATCGTTACCCTGTACTCGGTTCGTTTAGAAGACTCCTGTGACCGCCATACCTCAACCCGTGCCTGCGCAGCTACCATCCTCCAACGATGTAGCTCCTCAGTCTCTACAGCCTCCTTGATGGCCGTCAACAGTTCTAGGTACTCGGGATGACTGTAGGCATACGATTCTTGCGCCCCAATCGTGTTCTCCATGCTTGAGCGCATCAGGATTGCTTTCTTGCTCTTGCGGAATTCTTCGAGATACACACGTTCAGCCTTAGCTTTGGCAAATACAGGCGCTGTGTCTCTGATTGCATCAACTGCAATATTGGGGTCAATCACTCTATCCATTTTTAAACCCTCGCTTTTCTACGCATTTTTTACAGATCCAGCGGTACCGCAACCCGCCCTTGAATTTCTTTTCCAATCCCCCGGCCAATGGCTGGCTCGTCATGCAATTCGTGCACCACCGAGGTGCCGCGTTCCCAACTTTCATGTCCGACACGATTAACGATTCCTCTAATTTTCTGTTTGTCTGTCTTGTAGCGCTTGGCAATTGATCCAAAAGATTCTCCATGCTGCCATGCCTCAAAAATTTCAATGTCTGACGGTTTCACGCCTTCTCCCCATCATCATGTCGGCCAGTTCCCAGCTTGTATCAACCAAAAATTCCTTTGTTGCGTGTTCATCCAACATCTCTGGGTCAACACAGGTCAGTAATCCCTGCATCGCAAAAGCCGCAAATGCACACCTCATCTGATCGTCTGAGTCTGTCTTAAATTCTTTCATGCGTGTCTCCTTGCATATTCTGCAATTAATAAAGCTTCTGCCTTGCCGTGGTGTTTCTTTAAATCGAGTACCGCCTCTGGGAATAGCTCTCTTGCTAAAGCCAAGCTTGTGTTCTTGTCTGACGTAACGCCTAAAGCTTTTTTCCAGACCTGTGGGCGTACTGACATCAAGTCCTTGCTGATCATCCGGCAAACTGTCTCAATCGAGCCGTATGCCCGCATAAAGCGTCCGCTGGAGCTAATCCCCTGCCCCGGCATCACCCCCACATGCTCAACACAAATCAAAAAGTCTTGGCTCCTGATTGAGTCTTGCACGATATGCCGGAAGACCACAACGTCAATCCTGTCGTCAATCTGCGGGATGTCACAGTACGTGATGACCTTGCCGTGATGATCAATCGCAGCCACGGCACCGCTTCTGAGTCCGGGGTCTACCCCGACATAGACCGTCATTGCCGTTGTGCCGGTATGCGGTTCCGAATAGCCTCACCCAGCCCCTCGATGTTCACGCACTCGTCGGCAAGCTTGGCGCAAGCCTCCCTCTCAATCATTGCAGCCTCCTTAGCCGCCATGATTGCAAAAGTCATAATCTCCGTCTTTGCGATCTCCAGCGCGTCGTCAAATTCCTTCTGCGTGAACAGCTTGCCGCCTGCGCCACGAGACAAAAAAGTCTTTTGAAAGTCTGTCATTTCCATTCGTCGTACTCCCCTCGGTTACCCAGCTTCCACTGAGATTTAATGTCTGCCTCAAGGGTCGAACCCTTGTGCTTCTCACTCCAACCCTTAACCCAGCCGCCTGCGGGATTTGTGTACCCTCGCAGCCACCTATGCGCCGCATCCCTGTCCGTCAGCCTCCATTGGATGACGTAACGAACAAGGCACCGATACTTGTGTACCTCTTCAGAAAGCTCCGCCACTGTCGAACCCCATAGGTATGCTGCCAGCGCGATCTAGGAACTGCTGGCTGTCTTTGTGATACCACAGGCTGTACCAATCCTCAGCCTCCCCGTTACGCTGCTTCTCGCACATCAACATGGCGTCAAAGACGTTCTGGTCAACATCTTTGCCCGACTGGATGTCGTGTTCCTTTTTTTTGTTCCGGTACACCAGAAAAACATTATCAACTTGGTCGGTGATGGCACCCGAACCCTTGATGTCTGCCTTACTCGGCATTTGCTCAACACTCCCCGCCTTACGCAAATGGTGGATTAGGTGGATATGAACATTATGATCACGAGCCAAGGAAGTCAACTCATCCACAAAGTATTTTTGCTGGTTGTAGTCATCCTCGGCGGCAACGCACTTCATGAGACTGTCGATGAAGATATGCTGGATGCCTAGCTCGACTGCGCAGTACCGGCACATCGCAATAACCTGCTGGCTGGATGTCGTACCCTGCTGGTCGTAAAACCACATCTGATCTGCGGCAAATTCTTTGAACCTACGCAAGATGTTGTTGATGTAATTCTCTTTACTGCCGAATGCCGGTGCTTCGATATTTTCTCCAGCAAACTGACGCAACATCCGATAAATCGTGCGCTTTGGTTTCATCTCGAATGAGGCAATGCAGATCTTTTGGTTTTGTTTGACCAAACCCAGCGCGATCTGGCCGGTGATCAAGGACTTACCCCCGCCGTTATTGCCTGCGTAGATTGTGACCTCACCCGGTCGAAACTTGAAACTTCCGTGAGTGTCAGGCCAGCATAAACCAGTCGTCCCATCCTCGACCTTCGGTGATATAAAATCGTCCCGAATTTCTAACAGATACGCTGATGCGTCATGGACTTTGTGCGTAACGTCGTTAGCCTTGAGATACTTCGTAACGTCAATGTCCTCAGACTTAATGATGCGCAGCTTCCGTGCTTCGTCAAGAGCCTTGGCCCTTTGTTCGATCATTGAACTAGACATTCGTGTATCCCATCGCCTCTGTTATTCGCTGGTACGCTAAATTCATGCGCTCTCTGTCTGCTTCGCTAATGGTCTTGCCTTGGCTTATATCAAATGCAACTATCTGTACGATTGTAGCCTCAAAGTGAATGATTTTGAGTAAGTCTGTGGAATAAAATGCAGGCCGAACTGGTTTAACTTGGTCAGGGTAACGCTGGCGCTTTTCGTCAGGAGGAAAAAGGTCACCAACCTCCATCCCAATAGCACCCGTAATGCTTTGGATTGAGCAGTCTGCAAAGCAGTGCATCAGAATGCGTCCATCCTCCAACAACCGTATCGCAAGTGAAGGAGACTTGTCTTCGTGAGCAGGACAGCAGGCCACCCAAGAGTTCCCTTTGCCCTTGACCTTCTGTAGTCGGGAAAGCAGAGTATCGAGGCTCAAAATACCCTCCTACCGTTAAAGAACTGCTTTCCGTCAGCCGTTACATGCCATCCCTCGTCAGCAGATGCGGTAGTATTTTTAGAGTCACCCTTAACCCACTCAGCTTCAAAACCTTGCCAACCCCTTGCGCAACACATCTCAAGTGCTGACTCTAAAGACAGACCTGCCTTTGTGGCCTGAGACTTTATCCTCGAAAGACCAGTCTCCGTTATCGGGGATTTTTTGATCTTACGTAAAGCTAAAAAATCTGCCCAAACTATTTCTGAAACGTCCGAAGGACGTAATGTTTTAATGGTTATTGGTTCTTGGTTATTGGTTGGTTGAACGTCCGTTGGTACGTCCGTTGAACGACCGTTGAACCGACGTTCAGCAGAAACCTTACCAGCGTTAGACGCCTGTTTGATTTTGGCCTTATATGCACCAATTTCCTTATCAGCACGGCAATTAGTCCAACCATCCTCTGTTAACGTAAAGAATTCATTTAATACTAATTCAACATCTTTTTCGTACTCACGCATGTTTATTTGTCGTGCAACGGACGTTAAACCGGCGTTCAACGGATGTTCCTGAAGGTAGTAGACATCCAACAATCTGCGGTAGATTATGTCTTCGATTGGGCTAAGGTGATGGGTGTGGGACTTGTAGTCGCCGATATGAAACTGATAATAGTTCATTGTGCTTTTCCAATAAAAAAAGCCTTAGGCAAGACTCTCATCCTCGCGGAAGTTGGCAGACTGGTGGACACCAGCAGAGTCTTGTCTAAGGCTTGTCCAAAGTTGCGCTGCCAAGCGCATTGAGATAATCATACCCCAAAAATATCGGGACGCAATACTTTTTTGGAGACTTTATTTTTTGTGTAGTGGCTGATGCCAATAGCCAACGTCACAGAACAACGCTTACGCCCACTAATGATCAAGCTGATCCAAGTACGTGAAATGTTCATTGCCTTAGCCATATCGGCCTTGGCACCCCGTGGTAGGTCTTTGAAATACTCTTGCAGTGTCATACAACTCCCTTGTCTAATGACACATTAAAACATAAAAAAATATTTTGCACAAATGCTTGTAATACAAAATTACATGATGTACATTGTAGTCATCAAACAGGAGGTTAAACAATGGAAAAGAAAATGACACCCTACACAACAAAGACTGGTCTGAAGATTGGCGAGTTCTACGAAAAGAAGCGGCATCACGAGATGAACTTTGATATGGAGCTAATTCAATCAGCCTTCCTTGACGATAGCTCAATGTATCGGTCGCAGCTTATTTCTAAGATCAAGTACGCACTCGTTTTGATCGGGACGGTGCTGTTGTTAGCTCTTGTGACTAAGAACTGACATGGACGAGATGATGACAGAGCGCCAAGAGCGCCTTGAGGAAGCTTTAACGAATGCGCACGGTGGTAATGGAACAGATGAAGATTGGGCGGTTATCTGTTACGAGTGCGGTGTATCAGCCCTTTTTAACCAAGGAAATAAAAATGTTAATAGCGAAAGCAGAAGCGTCAACAAGCAGTTTTACACCCGTACCGGCAGGGATGCACCTTGCTCGTTGCTATCGAATTATTGATACCGGCACCCAGCGTACAGAGTGGCAGGGCAAAGAAAAGTGGAGCCGTAAAATCATGATCCAATTTGAAGTCCACAGCGAAGACGAAGCAGGCAAACCCCTCCTGACCCCAAAGGGTGAGCCTCTCTCCATCTCTAAAAACTACACTTTGTCGCTTGCAGAAATGGCAAGACTGAGCATTGACCTTGAGTCATGGCGCGGCTCTGCATTTACTCCTGACGAGCGCAAAGGCTTCAACCTTGAAAAGCTCTTAGGTGTTTGGGCAATGATCACAGTCTCTAAGTCTATTGGTCGTGACGGTAATGAGTACACAAACATTGCCAACATCAATCCAGTTCCTCCGAACATTAAGAAGCTGGGTCTTCCTGAGCCTGTTAACGAGAACAAGGTCTTCAGCATTGATAACCCTGATATGGCGCTGTTTGAGACGTTCAGCGACAAGATGAAGGCCAAGATCGAGGGAAGTCCTGAATGGCAAGCCAGAAAATCAAGCCCAGCCACTGACTTTGACGCATTAGAAGACTTTTAATTAACCCTCCCCCTTCGGGGGGAGTTGAGGAGGAATAAATGATTGTACAAGCACCTGAGATGGGCGAGCAGAATGACCGAATCGTCCGTTCACTAAAGCTAAAGCCACACAAGCTGTTTGATTACCTGATTGAGACAGGCACCGCAAAGAATGATGCAGAGATTGCCGCCATTATTGGTATTACTGCCCCCTATGCTTCCCGTATTCGCTGTGGAATATTGCCTCTTGGCTCAAAGACAATCCTTCGTATCTATGACGCTACTGACATGACTATTGAGGAAATTAGGGAGTTACTGTGACTTGGCAGAACACTGTAGATCACACCCGGCGAGAGGCCATGAGAACTATAGAAGATATTAGGCAGGGCGTAGTGAATGAGGAAGACATAGACAAGCTAAGTAATTTCGTGCAGTTCTCTCTTGCGTTGATGTTGATGGAGGGAGACAAGAAGTGGGCACGAGCCAAGATGAATGCCGAATTAATGAGCCTAATGAGAGAAAAATGACACAAGATGACATTATTCGCATGGCTGTGCAATGCCAGCTAATAAATGCAGGAAATCGTGACGGGCTGTACATGGATGCAATTGCAGAGTTTGCCAACCTAGTCGCAGCAGCGGAGCGTGAGGTGTGTGCGCAGATTTGTGGAGAAGTTGGGGAGCACCCATCACTAACTCCAAGGCATTGTGCAGAAGCTATCCGCGCAAGGGGGCAGGTATGAATTACCCGTTAGATATGGTGCTGTTTGTAATCGGACTTGCTTGTTGGTGTTTCTTTCTGGGGTACGTGTATGGGAGGTCGCATGACTGACCGCGAACTAATGCAAGAAGCGTTGGATGCGCTGACGTACGTGGGTGATAAAGATATTTACAGTGACACTATCGACGCACTACGCGCCAGACTAGCGCAGCCTGAGAACGACTTTAATCCAGATTGGGACGCAA